CTGAAAATAATGGTACAACGTTTGATGAATTAAAATTCTTTGACTATACAGAAGCTGAATGGCAAACTAAAAAGGCCAATATTTTAAAAAAATACCCTGATGCAGAACCATACACTGGTGGCACTTATATAAACATGGTAAGAGAAAGGTTTGATAGATACTTAGATGATGGAATCGTAACAACATTCGATGAAGCATGTGCTCAAGCAGTAGCAAGACAACAGGCTAAAATAGCTAATACATCGACTTAACGGGTATAAATAAAGGTATGACTAATAATATTTCATCTCCAAATAGACTATCCGATAGAAGTTCTTCTGGCAATTATAAGAACAGTACGGTATCACGTGTAAAAGGATATAGTGATTTAGATTTATCTTTAACTCTACATCCAATCCGTAAGGATATAGTGCCTTTAAAGGACGATCAGGCTTTAAAAAATTCAGTTAAAAATCTGATACTAACTAATTTTTACGAACGGCCGTTTCAATTTGAGCTAGGGGCAAACTTAAGAGGATTATTATTTGAACCAGCTGATGCTATTACTGAATTAGCATTAGAGGATAATATCAAACGAGTACTAAAGAAAGAACCAAGAATAAAAGCCACTGAGGTTGAAGTTGTAGATCTAGCAGATCAAAACTCATACAGAATCTCAGTTAAATTTTTAATTAAACAATTTGATTCGTCATCGTCCATTGAAATTGTATTAAGACGCTTAAGGTAAACTAATATGGCACAAAATTTAAACGTAACAGAATTAGATTTCGATCAGATTAAAGATAATCTAAAAAACTTCTTAAAGCAACAATCGGAATTTAATGATTACAACTTCGAAGGCAGTGGATTGTCTACTCTCTTAGATGTTCTTGCGTATAATACACACTATAACGCTGTAGCTGCTCATTATTCTCTTAACGAAGCATTCCTGGATTCTGCTCAAATTCGTGGTAATGTTGTTACTCGTGCAAAATTGCTAGGTTATGTACCAAGGTCAGTCATATCGCCAAGAGCGACTATAACGTTTGAAATAGATGCTACTGCCACAAATGAAGTACTACGGCCTAGTGAAATGACTCTACCACGTGGAACTAAGTTTACAACTTCGGTTCAAGGAGAATCATATGATTATATTGCGCTTGAGACATATACTGTTACACGTACGACCGATAATAGGTTTATATTTAACAATGTTCAAATAGCCGAAGGGACATATAAGACTGTACAATATAGAGTAGATAACGACATTGAAAGCCAGAAGTTCCAGATCCCTGATAGAGACGTTGACACCTCAACTCTTAGAGTATCAGTTAAAGCTAATGAAAAATCTGGAAGAACCGACATCTACAATCGATTTGAATCGCTTTTAAATATAGATTCTAGCTCAACAATTTACTATATACAAGAAAATACTAGTGAAAAGTATGAGGTATATTTTGGTGATGATGTTATTGGTAATAAGCCAGAGAATAATAACGTTGTGACTTTAGATTATATTTACACTCACGGCCCTGAGAGTAACGGTGCTAATAACTTTGAATTTACCGGAACCTTAGTTAAACCAGATGGACAATTGTTAATCGATGCCGAATATGGCACACCTACAACAGTTGCTGCAGCATCTAGTGGCGCAGACCGAGAGACCATTGAATCTATTCGCTTTAATGCACCACTTACATTTACTGCTCAAAACAGAGCGGTAACCTCAGACGATTACCGCGCTATTATTCTTAAATCGTTTGCTAATATTTCTTCAATATCTACATGGGGTGGTGAAGACAATGACCCAGTTGATTTTGGTAAAGTATATGTTGCAATTAAGCCACTGACCGAAGAAAAATTAACACAGCAAGAAAAAGATACTATTATTAATACTGTACTTAAAGGTAAAAATATTGTATCTATTACTCCTGAAATTGTAGATCCTAACTTTACAAATCTAGAGTTAGATGTATTCTTTAAATATAATCCAAACCTTACAGATAGAACTGCTGTAGGTCTTGAAGGCGTAGTAAGAGATACAATTTCAGATTATAACTTTAACAACCTTAATAAATTTGATGGTGTGTTTAGATACTCACAGCTGTTAAAGCTGATTGATAATTCAGATCGATCTATTCTTAATAGCACAATAAGACCGTATATGTTTAAAATCTTAAAAGCGAAGACCGATATACGCGAAAATAACTTTGACTTAAAGTTTGCATCACCGATTTATAGAGGCTCTAGTGACACTAGTAAGTATGTGATTAATTCAACCCCGTTTCTTATCAATGGTGTTACACACTTCTTTGGCGATAAGCCTATTAAAGGTTCTATTAACAGAACTGTTATAGCATATAAAGTTATTGATGGTGTCGATATTACTACATTAAACGAAGTTGGTATTATAGAAACTGCTACGGGTAAAGTTAGAATAAACAACTTTACGGTTGATAGCGATATCGATATTAAGATTACAGTAACACCTGACAGCTTAGACATTGCACCAAAGCGAGATCAACTGTTAAATATTGATTCATCATATGTAAATATTAAAGGCGAAATTGATACAATTTCTACATCGGGTTCATCCGGTACAATTGATTATACCACTAACTCAAGGTTTAGATAAGATGGCTGAAAATAACTCACCAGGTTACATAGAGGCGGTTGCTTCTAGTAAACGAAAATCCAAAGAAAACCTTAGGGTTGATCAATTAATACCCAGTGAGATTTTAGAAAGTTCTGGTGAAGATGGCATTAAATTGCTGTTAGAAAAATACTATGAATTTATGAACATTAATGAATTCGTTTATAATGACTCTGAAAGCCATACAGATCTAGTATTAGACGGAATAGCAAGATTTAGAATTAAAGATGAAAACGGCGATAACAATGAATTTTTTACAGACGAAACCGGAAATGCTTCTACTTTAATTATTTCTTCTCCTAATGAATTTTTGCCAAGAGCTGTTACATTTGACGGTGCTTCGAGTAGCACAATCATCACCAATAATAATACAATTAATCTGTCTAACGAAGATCAAAGTAATTTTATTATTGGTGCACCAGTTAAATATTTAGCCACAGGTCCTTCTATACAAGGATTAACTTCAGGCGGAATTTATTATATCATCTATAGTTTCCGTGGTGTGGTAAAACTATCTGATTCAAAAGGTGGTACTGAAGTTAATCTTCAAGCCGTAGCTGGCGCAGGAGGAACTCATACTTTAGTTGGAATTAGTAATAGCCTAGAGGTAAATCTTAAACAGGGTAATATATTTATTAGCAATGGCAACGAGCTCCCTGGTTCATTGAAAGCAGTTGAATCTGATATCGGTAAAACGTTTACGGTTGTAGGTTTAGAGCAATATAACGGATTAAGTGCTGTACTAACTACTCCAATTACAAATTGGGTAGGCCCTGGTCCATCTTATATTCTTAATAGTATTGAAGACGCTATGGACATTGATAAGAACTCTAATAGTTCTATTGATCCTACTAACCAGTACTTAGAAATGATGCAGAGAGAAATTGCATCAGCTATACCTAGAAATATTTCAAGCACAAACGTTAATAAAAATACACTTTATAAACGCATTATAGATTTTTATAAGATTAGAGGTTCTACCGATTCTATTGAAACATTCTTTAGATTATTATTTAACGAACCAGTAAAAATAGAAAAGCCATACGATAATACTCTTATCCCATCGAGTGGAGATTGGAGTGGAGATACAAATCAATTTGTTAGTAGAAAGGGATTTGTATCTGAAAAGAAAATAAGATTGCATGACAGCTATAGGTATCAAAAATATTCTTATCTAATTAAAACTGGTATTAATTTAACTGAATGGGATAACGTCTTTACTCGATTAGTTCACCCATCTGGATTTATTTTCTTTGGTGAAATTCTATTATTACTTGAAAATGTAAGAAACATATTGGGCGATGGAATAACGACTAAAGGTGTAATGAGAGAATCGCGCCTTAGAGATCCAGTTACTAATCGACCTATACAGCAATTCATAAGTGCTTACGGAAATGGAGAAGACTACGGTACAGGTGGAAGATTAACACTTTCTTCAATGCCTGGTATTCAACCTGGCGTTATTGGTATTGAGGATATCCCATTATTAGTTGAACAGATGGCTAGCACATTTGGGCCACGACCATTTGCTATTGTACATAAGCCTGGATTGGTATCAGCGATAGTATCCCCGTCAGATACTATTACTGGATATAATATTGTACAAACTGGTGCTGGTTATGACTCTGCACCTAATATAACTATTTCTGGGGGCGGAGGTTCTAATGCAGCCGCTACTGCAGTACTCAATAGCGATGGAGAAATAGAAGAAGTAACAGTAGACAATGTAGGTAGCGGATATACTAGCTTTCCTAATATTATTGTCGATGCGCCAGAAGATGGCCAAGGGAATAACCTTATTAGCACGTTGTCGCATATTAATGTATCACTATTCCCTGGCAAGAAATTTAAAAGGGCTCCTGCGCTATACATAGATCCACCTACTGCTCGAGATGAAAACGATGAGCCATTAGCGACTAATATTCAAGCTACTGCAAAATTTATAATGAACTCTGCTGGTATAAGTAGCGTTAGGATTAATGACGGTGGTAGCGATTATCATTATGCCCCGTTTATACAATTTTCTAATCCTGAAGAAACTTATACAGGGCCTCAGCTATGGAGTGAAGATTTTTCATCATCAGTTTCTGCTACTTCATCTATGAATCCAAATGCTGGTGATTATGAGTGGAACTATTCTCCAGGACACGTTGCATCTATAGATTCAGTTAATGGCGAACTTGAAATAAACACTACATCTGATGACAGTGGTGTTACCTATGAGCCTCGAGGAGTATACAGAAATTTAAACACTTATACCCCAGATTACTTTGTTAGTTCACAACGTCCGCAGCTTAATACAGTTAAAATTAAAATAAAAGCTCGTGGTACAAATGCTGGTGACATACTTAAAGTAAAATTATTTAATGCTCCTAGCGGCGGTAGTTCAAACTGGCAGACATTTACTCTTAGTCCAACCTCTGCTACATATGCATATGAATATGATACAGATATGGTTTACGGTGACGATATTCTTATATTTCAAAGTAGCCAAAATGATACAATATATGTTGAAGATATCTCAGCCGAACGAAAGTACGATTATCCAAGAGCTACTGCTAGCTTAGGCGATAACAGTGATTATATTGATGGCATATCTATTGATTATCCGGGTAGTGGCTATGTTGGAATTCCTACCATAACATTAGACCCTGGCGTTATACACTCTGGTGAAATTCCTTCAGTCGAAATATTTAAGCAAGACGCAGAAATAGCATCCGTTGCAATCATTAACCCAGGGCATGGTTACATAATAGACCCAGATGTTAGAGTTGGTTCTAGTACGGAAATTGAAGATAGAGTTAGAGAAGACTTCTTAAAGCTTATAATATCTTTAAATCATTTAGCTGATGGTTCAAGCATTATTAATAGCAATAACTATTTTAATAAAAAGGGAAATTCATATTATAGCAGTAGTAAGAAATTTGATTTAAACCAGACAATTGAGCATTTTGGTGATCAAACTATTGAATCAAACAATATAAATGATATAAATAAACTAAACATTAATAGTTTTATTTCAAATGAAGTAAAACCTACAATATAGAAAACTTATAGGATAAACTAAAATGGCCGCAATAATTACAACACCATTTAGAATCGTAAACGCACGAAACTTTAAAGACGACGTTGAATCTAATAACGTGTATATCGGAATTGGTAAATCGGATGCGTGGTCAGCTAATGCGGCTGATACCACTGACACTGTGGAAGATGTTCCTGGAGATCATATTGATGATCTGAACCAAGCACATGAAAATTTAATTGGTCTTAAGAAGGTTGCACAGAGCGATATATCACACGTAGTTCGAAGAATTGACTGGGAAGCTGGTAAAACATTTAGCCCATATGATTCAAGTGATCCGGATTTATACGATAAGGATTTCTACTGCTTAACTTCTGAATTTAAAGTTTATAAATGTATCCAAGCAGGCTCAGCTGGTTCTACAGTACAGCCAGTTCACACCGATGCTAGTATTCAGCGATTAACTGACTCTTATCATTGGAAGTACATGTATACTTTAACCACTGCAGATTCTGAAGCATTTTTAACTAATTCGTTTATGCCAGTTAAAACATTAGCTATGGCACCAGATTTGGCAGAAACTGATGTAGATTACCCTCAGCAACAATCGCAAATACAATCGGCTGCTTCAAGTATTGCTGGTGGTATTCATCGCATTGTAGTAACTAATGGCGGATCTAATTATACTGTTGATCAAACTATTACAGTTGCAATCACTGGCGATGGAACGACTGATGCTACTATTGTTGATGCTGATGTTGAAATAGGCAGTGATGGTAGTATAACAGCAATTAATGTAGGGCCAACAAACGATGGTAAAGGGTACTCTAAAGCTAATATTACCATTAGCTCTAGCGGCTTAGGCCAGGATGCTACCGCTCGAGCGGTTATAACTCCACCGCTAGGACACGGCGTTGATCCTATCTCTGAATTAGGCGGATTCTTTATTGGTGTTAACACACTACTAACTGGTAATGAAGTAACAATTAATAATGACTTTAGACAAGTTACCGTTATTAGAAATCCAAAGCTTACTACTGGTGCTGATGCTACAGCTACTACTATTAATCCGCTGAAATATCTGCAAGCAGCTTCTGATGTTACTAACTTTTTACCAGATGATAGGATTCAAAACCAAGCTACTCCTCCAGCAATTGCCTTTGTTGCATATCGTGCTACTGATACTGATAAAATTTACTATTATCAAAACGAAAAAACTGGTTATGAAGATTTCCAAAACGGTGACCAAATTTCAAATCAGTCTGGTAACACCGTGACGTTAGATGGCTCAAGCGCGGTAAACTATAATGGTGCTAGTGAGGGAGGACCATACGACATTGGCTCTGGTGAAATATTATTCTTAGAAAATCGCCAACCTATCAATCGAAGTCAGACTCAGATTGAAGATATCAAATGTATTATTGAATTTTAAAAGAGAGATTAATAAATGGCTATTACCAATGTAAAAAGCAACTTTTCAGCATATACCTTAGATGATTTTGATGAAACTAAAAATTATCAACGGATATTATTTAAACCAGGTTTTGCTGTACAGGCGAGAGAGCTTACTCAACTTCAAACTGCATTGCAAGCTCAAATTGATAAGCTTGGGCAGTATGCTTTTAAAGACGGTGCGAGGGTTATTAATGGTCATACAACTCTTAACGTTGACTTTGATTATATTAAATTAGAGAACACTTACAGTGGCGCAAATGTTGCTAATCCGGAATTATTTTTAGGGACAGAAATTGTAGGCCTAACTAATGGCGTTACTGCTACTGTATTGCATGTAGAGCAACAGGCTACTACATCTACTGGCACTGATCCTATTACGCTATATGTTAAATATACAACAGCAGGTGGAGCTGATAAATCAGTTCAGAAGTTTATTGCTGGTGAAGAGATTAGAGGATCAGTTTCAGTTGGCGGTAGTAATGTTGATAAGTTTGCTAAGATTGGTGGTGATACTACTCCAGCATTTAATAGCTCAATTCTTAATCCAATTGGATTGGGTTCGGCTATTTATATTTCAGAAGGTGTATATTTTATTAGTGGTAATTTTGTACACGTTCCAGCGTCGACGCTAATTTTAGACAAATACACTAATACACCCAACTACATCGTTGGACTAGAAGTTCTAGAAAGTGTTGTATCAGCTAGTGACGCTGATCATGTTAACCTAGCAGATAATGCATCAGGTAGCACTAACGCATCAGCGCCAGGTGCCGATCGTTATATTATTTCGACAACTCTTATAAAGCAGTCTACAATTGATCCAAATGACGGATCATATGACCCAGCTGGATTAGTCGCACGAGCTACTAGTGATGGCATAGACAATTATATCCATTTGCTTACTGTTAAAGATGGAACAGTATTAAACGTTGCTTCAGGTATAGATCCTGCAACCGAATTAAACGAAAAGCTAGAGGCTAGAACATTCGATGAATCTGGTGATTATACAGTTTCACCATTTATTCTTGACATTAAACAAGATAAAAACGAAAACGGAAATTTTGGACATGACGTAAATGGTGATCAAAATAAAGTTTATGTTGGAATTGAAGCTGGAACCGCGTATATTGACGGCCGTCGAATTGAAAAAAGCCAAAGCGATGAAGTTAGATTAAATAAACCTAGGGTTAATAATACCGAAACTACCTCTGAAGTATCTATTCCAGTTGGATATGGAAATTATGTAGAATTAGATCCTGCAACAGTAAAGGGTCTACCAGATATAACAAACTTATCTAATATTCAACTAAAAACTAATTCGTCATCAATTGGTTTTGCTAGAGCTAGGGATATACAATACGATAGTACAAACGATGTATTTAGACTACATCTATTTGATATTTTAATGACGTCATCGTCGTTTGCTGCTGTTACTAAAGTATCACAGGGGTCGACCTTTGAAGCTACGTTAAGCACAGCTGGTAAGCTATTTGAAACTAGCGATAATAATTTAATCTATAAACTTCCAGCAAATGCTGTACAATCTCTTATGTCTGGTGGTAATAGTCCTGCGTCAACAGTTGATCTTACTCTTAGGGTATTAGTAAGTAGTGGAGCTAGCACAGTTTCAAATGAGACGATTACTGGCATAAGTTTACCAGAAAACACTACACTAGCATCTGAAGCTGATGCCATAGCATATGCTGGAACTCCAGGTACAGATAGTTGGGTAGTAGAAAACCTTGGTGCTGGTAACTTTACTGGATCTACTCAAGTTGGAGCCGGTAGTATTAATTTAGAAAATTTGCCAAGTAATTTTAATGGTAAATCAATTAGTGTTATCTGTACAGTCGATAGATTAGATAGTGGTCATAATACAAAGGTTTATTACCCGGCAGCTACGACTACTATTACGGTGGCGGGTAGCTCAACAACTGGTTTACTTGGTGTTCATGATGGTATTGAACTAATTTCTGTAGTAAGAACTGGTGGAAACGATAACCGAGATGGATTAGACTATACAGATAGATTTACTTTAGACGGTGGCCAGAGAGACAATTACTATCAAGAAGCTAAGGTTAAAATTATACCTGGTGGATTAATTGTACCTGACGGGAATTACATTGTAACATTTAGTCATTTTGCCCACGGCGCGGCTGGCAACTACTTTTCGGTTGACTCATATTCACATGAAGATACTGTAACAGATGTTTATGGCTTAATACCAACATATAACGGAACTTCGCTAAGAGATGCATTAGATTTTAGACCAAGTAAATCTATAGGTGTTACTGCAGACGGAGGAGACTTTACTAGCAGTTCTCCTGTATTACCTCAGAGCGGAATGATAGCTGCAACTGGAGCTGCTCAAGCTTCCATCACTTTTTACAAAGGTAGAATAGATAAGCTGTTTTTAACTAAGGGTGGAGAATTTAAAGTAGTTGAAGGAACTACTGGTAAGTTTCCAGTACCACCAGAAAATATTGAAAATGCTATTCACCTTTATACATTTAACCTTAAGCCTTACGTATTTGATTTAAGCGATGTTCAAGTAATACCTGTTGACAATAAACGATATACTATGAGAGATATCGCAAAAATAGATAAGCGGGTAAAGAATTTAGAATATTACACTTCGCTTTCTCTTTTAGAAAGATCAGCGGCCCAAGCTGAAATTACTGATGCTGCCGGTGTAGTTAGATTTAAAAATGGCTTTATTGTAGATGCATTTAAAGGTCACGGTGTTGGCAATAGCGCTAATCCAGATTATTCAGTTGCTATTGATAAGCAAAACGGCATTTTACGCCCGAGCTTTGATGAAAGAAGCTTAAATTTAATTAAAAAGGCTGGTATTGAATCTACTGCTTCTACATTAGCTGCTAGAAATACATCAAATCTATCTTCTAACATTTGTACTACAGCCGAAAGAGGTGGCGTGGTAACTTTACCATATACACAAGCAGTTGAGCTAGATCAGCCATACGCTTCATATGCAGAATTCGTAAATCCATATAATGTAATTGTATGGGATGGAACCGTTAGACTTTCTCCAGATTCTGATGAATGGAAAGAAGTTGATCAACGCCCAGATCTGATCATTAATGATAACAGCCAATATGACCAATTCGTAGCGATGGCAAATGAAACTGGAATATTAGGTCATTCATGGAATGAATGGGAAACTAATTGGACTGGTGAAGAAGTTACTTCTACTAGTACCGCTACTACTACAATGTCCTCTAGTGAAGCACGAGCGTTAACTGGCCAGACAGTTGCAGCTGATGGCAGCACAAGTGGTAATTACGGGATTGTTTCAACTACTACTCAAGGGATCAAAACTACAGATAATCAAAGCAGAAGCGGCGTTGAAACTTCGATTGAAAGTTCTACTATCACTAAAAACGTTGGAAACTTCGTAGTAGAGACTAGCTATATACCATTTATGAGATCAAGACGAGTATACTTTGATGCTCAGCTTTTAAAACCTGATACTAAAATGTACGCATTCTTTGACGGAACTGATATTACTGGTTATTGTAAACAACATAAAGCTGGTTCTAACCATGTTAACTCAGACTTCGTAGAATTTAGCGATAGAACGGGTGTAAAAGAATATAAAAATGCTACCACTCATCCTGACTCAGGATCTGGAACTTTAACCACTGATGCTGCTGGCCGGCTTATTGGATCTATGGTTATTCCTAATAATTCAGACTTTAGGTTTAAAACTGGAACCAGACAATTTAAACTTACAGATCGCTCAGATAATAACGATGAACTGGCTTCTACTACTGCTATTGAATCATACCACGCTCAAGGTATATTAGAGGTTAAACAAAGAACAATTATTAATACTAAGGTTGCTAAATTAGTTCATAGGGAAGTATCACAAAATAGAACAGTAACAAGTAACAGAACTGAAGTTCAACACGACTTAGTTCGATATTATGATCCTATTGCAGAATCTTTTGTAATATCTACTCAAGGTGGTATTTTTACTACTAGCATGGAATTATTCTTTAATCAGATAGATTCAGCTATCCCAATCTGTGTATCTATTAGAGAAGTTGAAAACGGAACCCCTACTCAAAGAATAGTACCAGGCGCAGAAAAGGTATTATATCCAGCTGATATTGCACAACAAAAAGACGATGCATTAAGCGATGGCACCACAGCATCGACCTTTATTAATGCTGATGCTACTCACGGAACTTATATTGATTGGGATTATCCAGTATATTTGCAAGAAGGAAAAGAATATGCAGTTGTTTGTATCTCTAACTCAGACAAATATAAAGTTTATGTAGCTGAAACTAGTAAGTTCGATATATCTAATGGCGATTATAGAATTACCAAACAGCCGTTCAACGGTGTATTCTTTACTTCCGCTAATGCTTCTACTTGGACACCAGAACAAAATAAAGATCTTAAGTTTAAGCTAAATCGAGCATCGTTCTCAACTAATGAATGTACTCTTACGATGGTAAATGATAGTATTCAAGCTGATCTATTGCCCACCAATCCTTTTACATTTATTAGCGAAAATCTTGCGACTAGCAAATGTAAAATTAGAGTAAGACATCCTAATCACGGAATGTACGGTGCCACAAACGGTGGAAGCTTACATAAAGTAACTATCGATACGGGTTTACCTTTAACTATTGACGACCCAAGTAATCCTGGTACAGATATAGATAACACAATCAACGACGTTGCCGTAAGTTTAATTAACGGAACACACGATGTCATAGATGCGACGCTTGACAGTTATGTTATTGAAGTAGGATCTGCTGTACTAGCAGGTAATCCGCAATTTCTTAATATTTCTGGTGGTGGTACAGCTGTAACTGCTACTAAAAATCGCCCATATGATCTCTTTAAATTAAATACTGCTAGTATAGAATTTGGCGATATCGGTATTAAATACGGCTTAAAGGGAAGAACTGCAAGATCACAAGATGGTCTTTCATCTTTAACCCCGTATACGGCTGAACCTGCTAATGGTTACAAGTCAATACTTGCAAATAAGAACGAAGAAATGGATTCACCAATGCTAATAGCATCTGATATTAATGCTAATTCTAAAATTGCTTCAGGTGCCAAATCGTTTGAAATTGAATGTAGGTTTAACAACAACGGTGTTGAAAATCTTAGCCCAGTGCTTGATTTAAATAGAACATCAGTTATTACTGTAACTAATAGAATTAACGATGCTACTGGCAATTCTAGTGAGTATATCACTAACATTGGTGATTATACAGCTGACACTGAATCTGAAAATACTTCTAATGCTGCTAAATATATTACTAGAACAGTTGAGCTAGATACCCCAGCTGACGAATTAGATATTTACGCAAGCATTAATCGACCAAGCCATAGTAACATTGACTTATTTTATAAAGTGGCTGATGATGATGGAGCTATTGAGGATAATAATTGGACATTATTAGCACCTACTAATGCTATTCCAGAAAACGATGGTGGAATATATACTGAAATACACTACAGCAAGAACTTCGAGCTAGGGAATACGCCATTAACATTCAATAAATTTATCATAAAAATTGTATTAAGATCTAAGGATAGCACTAAGATTCCAACAGTAAAAGATTTTAGAGCTGTAGCAAGTACATAATGAAAAGAGTAAAAGTAAAGGATAATTTTGCTCTAGAGCGTGATAGGTCATCTAATGCCGTTATAAATACTAGTGAAACGGCTTACAAACAAAGACTTAAGCAGAAAGAAATGCAAAGAAAAAACCGTGAAGAGATAAATCAGATTAAATCCGATTTAGCTGAAATAAAAGCATTAATAAAACAATTAGGTGGTAACTAATGACCGATGAGATAAAAATATTAAAATCTAATACATTTGAAGAGTGGCGCCAGAAAACTAACGAAATTTCGTTTGATGCCGGAGATGCTAGTTTATTAGATGGTAGATTAACAGATCAGCTTTATGCGTATAGCAATATAACAGGAAGCGATAGAAGTGTTATTACTGGATCTGGCGGCGTTAATAAGCAGTTAACTTTTGAATTGTTACCAGATGTTAAGTTAGATAACACATCTGGGTATATAGTTTTAAGAAAGGATACTGACACCAGTAGCATTAATGCAGCCATTAGACCACAAATATCACAAACTAATGGATTTACAGCTACTGTTGAGTCTATTGTTACTATTGAAAGTAAGCCAAAAATACTAATAAGTTCTTCGACTGGAACGTTTGATCCATCTGATCCTATATTATTGTCTGGATCTACAGCTATACCTGCTAACAAAATTGATCGACTAATTAGTGAATCATTTAACAAAGCTAATGTTATGGTTAAGGTAGATGGTGCTATACTATCACAAGATTTATCTGCAGATGGCTTCCACATTCCTACTGTTGCTGCTAAAATTGAGTTGAATTCTGGTCAGTTAGGTAGCACTGAGCTCGATCATTTAACTGAAGGTCATATTGTATATCAAACTTCTGATGATTCTATAATTAACACATACGATCCTACATCTATTGATAATGATACATTGTGGTATGGTGTCGTGTATTATGCTAACGATAATTTTATATACATTAAATCATTTAATCCAAACGGCACGTTTAATACTTCAAAGATCTTAAGATCATTTAATCCAGCTGGATCAGTTAGTGCCGCGGCCATTAATGCTTATTCTGCAATTCCTGATAATACTTCAACTCACGTAGAATTTAATTCTACTCAGACTTCAGGATTGGATGTTACAATTTCTGCAAGAAATACTGTTTATAACTTAAACGAACTCCAAGATGATATCGGTAGAATCGAAGATTTGGGTACTGATGCTGAGGACCTCACTACAGCTATCAACGAATTAGAAACTGCAGCAAGAGGCTCTACTGGCGACTATAATTTAAATACAGACACTCAAAGTTTTAAGGAAGGTATTAATGAACTAGAAGATGCTGTACGTGGAGATAAGAGTGATTATGCACTTAATACTGATTCTAGTCATGGATTAGTTGGTGCTGTTAACGAATTAGAAGTAGCAGCTAGAGGTGATAGCTTAACCTATCAATTAGATACAACGTCTCAAACCTTTAAAGGTGCTATTAACGAGCATGACGCAGAGCTT